GGTCATTGTGGGTGCTGTGGTGCCACAAGAGGATGAGCCGGTAAAGGTGTTTCTGGTTAAGTCGTGGGAGAAAGATTTGAATATCCATGATGATGATTGGCGTGTGGATATTGCTGAGGTGGAGCAGACTGTGCTGGATTTTTGTCAAGCTCACCCTAAAGTGCGTGAAGTGGCGTGTGACCCTTTCCGTTGGCAGCGTTCAATGCAGGCACTTGAGGATAAGGGTGTGCCGATTGTGGAATGGCCCAGCACCTCAGCTAGGCGTATGGTGCCTGCCTGTGCGAAAGTGTTTGATGCTGTGATGGAATCGAGGCTGGTGCATGATGGTAATCCGATTCTCGCTAGGCACCTGAGTAACGCGGTAACGAAGATTGACAACCTGGGCCCGCGTATTGTGAAAGACTCTAGGAACAGCCCTAGAAAGATAGATGCTGCTGTTGCAATGGTGTTGGCTGTAGATAGGGCACTGACAGGCGCTAAACTAGAACCAGTGCCTCAATTTTTTAGTTAGGTGATTATGAGTTCAACTTTGCAGATTGCGGGCGCTGTTGCGGTTGTCGCAGGCGTGACCCTTATTTCAATCCCTTTTGGTTTGATTGTTGGGGGCGCTGTTTTGGTCTTACTAGGATTGGCTTTGGGGCGATAGATGGTATTCAACAGACTTTGGGAAGATCGTGCAGTTAGCTTCCAGACAATCTTTGAGACTGGTGATGACATTGTTTTTAGTAATCAGTCTGGCACCTATGTGGATGAGAGCAACGCTTTAGGCATTGCTGCTGTCAATAGTGCTGTGTCTTTGATTGCTGACACGATCAGCACGCTCCCTCTTGATTGCTTTATTCGTATTGATGGGAACCGTAGACCTTTCAGACCTAAACCAGCTTGGGTGTCACAACCTGATGTGAACTTCAGTGGTCACTCGGTTTTCTATAACAGCCTTCTAGTTTCTTTGCTCATTGATGGTAACGGTTTCATTAGGGTTTTCAGCAACCGTAAAGGTGAAGTTGTAAATCTGATGGTGCTCAACCCTACAAGCGTAGACATCAAGCGCAATGGTCAGGGGCGTTTAGTTTTCACTGTTGTGGGTGAGGATAAGCCTTTGACCTCTGAGGAGATTCTGTATATCCCCGATTTGTTGCGCCCTGGTACTTTGCGTGGTGTTTCTCGCGTTCACGCTCTGAAGGAGAACCTGGGACTGTCTAAGGCCCTGGAAATGTACGCTGCTACTTTCTTTGGGCAGGGAACAACTTTGCAGGGTGTCATTGAGTACCCTGGTGCGCTCACTCAGGAGCAGGCAGAATCGTTGCGTGGTAGCTTCGACAATGCGCATAAGGGTTGGCGTAAATCGGGTCGTACAGGCATTCTGAGCGGTGGTGCGAGCTTCAAAGCAACACAGGCAGACCCAGAGAAGTCTCAAGCATTAGAGGCCCGCAGAATGGCTGTGGAAGATGTGGCACGAATTTGGCGTATCCCTTCCCACATGCTCAATCTGCCTGGCACTAACACTTATTCGAGTGTTGAGCAGAACATGCTCGGTTTTGTGACTCACACCTTGCGCCCTTATGTGACCAAGATTGAGGATGCTATGAGCACTCTCATGAGTCGCTACCCTGGTGGCGATGACAGTTTCGTAAAATTCAACATGAATGGTTTGCTCAGGGCAGATATTCAAAGTCGCTTCAGTGCTTACTCCACAGGTATCCAGTCTGGTTTCCTCGCCATCAATGATGTGCGCAGGTTGGAAGATTTGAGCCCACAAGAGGGCGATGCTGCTAACGCGGTGCGTGTACCTCTCGCTAACGTAAACCTTTCTGAGTCTGGTGTAAAAGCGCAACGTGAGAAGGTTGGCATGGTGCGTGACCTTGTTTATGCAGGCTTTGACCCTGCTGAAGCTATGGCAATGATTGGGCTCCCTGCTGTGGGTCATACTGGGTTGCCTTCTGTACAGTTGCAGGGTGTTGCTCAGGTAGATCCTGAGAACCCTGATGCTGTGTATAAAAATGAGGTGCAGTAATGACCCTAGTGAATCGGCAGGTAACTCTTGGAACCGCTGCAACCGAGATTGTTGGGCACGACAACATGGCCCACGACATTATTTTGCACAACATGATCAAAAGCTCTAATCAATATATTTTCTACGGTGGGCCAGACGTGAGTACTACTAACGCGCCTCACATTGATCCTGGTGAAACAATCCAATTTACTTTGCGCCCTGGTGACAGGTTGTATGCAATTTCTGACCCTGCAGGCCTTGTAGTTGGGGTGCTGGATATTAGGAAAAATGACTGATGCCTTATTACATTGAAGAAGGAAACGCTGCGTGCGCTGTAGGTGAGTGGGCCACTGTGAAAGAGGATGGCGAGCTTATGGGCTGTCACGCTACTAAGCAGGATGCTATAGATCAGGGTATTGCAATTAGCCTCGCTGAGGATTCAACTTTCGAGGGTGAGCGTTCTTTGGAGCGTGCAGAACCTGATGAGCTTGAGGTGGGCGATTTTGTGGAGTGGGATTCTAGCGGTGGTATGGCTAGGGGCACTGTGGAGCTCATTGAGCGTGATGGTGAGATTGCGGTCCCTGATTCTGATTTTGTGATTACTGGGACTGAGGATGACCCTGCTGCTTTGATTCAGGTGTGGAAACCTGAGGGAGAGGATGGGGAAGTCTATTGGGAGCCTAGTGGCACTCTGGTGGGTCACAAGTTTTCTACTCTGATGAAGATTGACCCTCTCCCTATGGAGCAGGATCGTGAAATCAGGCAGGTAGATTTGAGCCCACCTGCTTACATGAGGGCTAGCGCTAGGCGTGGCCTGCAGTGGCATGAGGAAGGGCTCTCAGGGGATGGCCTACAGCCTGAGACTGTGCGAGAAGCGCGTGCTATGGCTGATGGTTCTGTGACTGCCGATAAGTGGGTGCGTATTCGCGCTTTCCTTGCAAGGCACATGGTGGACTTTGATGCTCCTGCTGCTTCTCCAGGTAATGATGGTTTCCCCAGCCCTGGTGTTGTGGCGATTGCTTTGTGGGGTGGGGGGACTTCAAAGCGTAGTGCGCAACGCGCATCAGACTACGCGGATGGTGTCATTGGTAGAATAGAAGCAGAGAATGAAGGCCGAGCTAAGGGGCAAGCATTGAGCAAAATGGAAACGCGGATCAATTCTACAGAGTTTGAGATTCGTGAAACTGATGAGGGCATGCGCTTTAGCGGTTATGCTGCAGTATTCAACTCTGACAGTGAGCCTCTACCTTTCACTGAGCGTATTGCTCCTGGGGCTTTCAGGGGATCGTTGCGCAACCGCAATGACATCAAACTTTTGTGGAACCACGAGACTGCTTCTGTTTTGGGGAGCACTCGCGCTGGCACTTTGAAGCTCACTGAGAATGAGCGTGGCCTTTATGTTGAAGCAGACTTGCCTAATACTTCTGTGGGGCGTGACGCACGCGAGCTGATTAGTCGTGGCGATGTGGACAGCATGAGTTTCGGTTTCACTGTGGCTCGCGGTGGCGATGAGTGGAGCGCTGATGGTTCTGTGCGCACTCTGAACAAAATCAACCTGCATGAGGTAAGCATTGTGGCATTCCCTGCTTACACTGCCACCGCAGGATCTACAGCAGTACGCGGGCTCGATAAGGTTGCTAAGCGTGCTGAGGTAGATGCTGATGCGCTCGCTGATGCCCTTCTGAAGATTGAGAACGGTGAGGACATCACACCTGATGATCGTAACCTTGTTACGACTGTGCTGGAGAAGCTTTCTCCCGCTGTCGAGGAACCTAAGGGCGATTTGGACATGCTTGCTTTGAAGAAGAAGAAACTCGAACTATTGATGGGGCTCTAATGGCTACAGTGAATGACATCAAGACCACAATTTTGAAGGTGGCAGGTAATCCTGTCTCTGGCCCGATTCGTGCGCTTGCTGGTGAGATGGCTGAGGCTATCTTTGAGCTTGATAATCCTTCTGCTGATACACCTAAGAAGGTGAAGCCCATTAGGGGCACCATCCAGCAGGTTGAGAAAGAAACTCGCATTATGGGGGCTGTCGAACAGCGTTAGCGGGTTCCCCTCACCAGGTCTATTCCCTTTCGCCTGGTGGGGGTTTTCTCTTTTCTAAAATAGTTTGTGTTCGGGGTTGCGTTATCTGTGTCTACTGGTATACACTTTAGATATGCCCACCAACCCAACCCCCACAGCTGGAACTACCAGCGGAAAGGAGTCCATCATGGACTTGCTACTTCGTACCTCTCTTATTCACCCAGATCACGGTGTCGTGACTGTGGAGCTCGATGCTGAGGGAATCTTCCCTGGTGTCTACCCTCTGACCCAGTGCTGTGAGGCAGCTGCCTCTGGCATCGCAGACTATGTAGGGTGCAAGGGTTGCTACCAGCCTGTACCTGAGTGGTTCGGTTCCTTCGCTAAGGATCTGAATGGGCTCAAGGCAACATTTGCCTAAGCCCTTCTCAAAGAGAGCCCCCGCTTTGGTGGGGGTTTTCTCTTTTCTGTGCTAGTGTTTCATGCATAGAAACTCTCTTTCCATTGGTGGATTGGATTTCTTGGGGTCCCACTGGTTTTAGTAGGCTGGTGGGGCCCAATCTATTTCTGCAGTTAGGGCACCCTAACCTTATACAATAGAGATACCGGATTTGTGCGTTACCGCTGCTGGTAGTAGTTGAGTGTTACCACCGCTGCGAAATCATACTAACTAACAAGATTGGAAAATCACTATGTCTGAGTTCATCAAGACTCAGCAAGAGGTTCGCGCCAACCTGACCATGCAGATTCGGGATGTTATTGATTCCGCTGAAGCTGAGGGTCGTGGCCTGGACTCTGCTGAATTGCAGAAAATTGACCGCATCGAGGCTGACATTCGCAAGGCTGATGAAGCCCTTGAGGTTGCTGGTCGTAATGAGGCACGCGCACTTGAAGCTGCTGAAGCTTCTCGCGGTTTCGCTCCTGTTGAGGAAGCTCGTGGGGATGCTGAAATCTTCCGTGCGATGGCACGCGGTGAAATCCGTGAGCACGCCTTCTCGATGGAAAAGCGCGCCACGTTGGTGCCTGCTACCGCTACCACGCCTGTCAATTTCCTTGACCGCGTGTATGCACTCGCTAAGCTCGTTGGCCCTTACCTGGAGACTTCTGAAGTTTTCCAGCGTGACTCTGGCAACGATCTACGTATCCCTGTCCTGACCGCTTACAGCACTGCTTCTCGGCTATCTCTGACAGCGAGCCCACCTATGGCAGCCTTTTGCTGCAGCCCGCTAAGCAGGCCTTCATTGTGAAGCTTGCCAACGAGCTCATCTCTGATGCAGGCTTCGACATCGAGGCTTCTATCGCTGAGAACGCTGGTGTCGCTATCGGTACTCGCGTGAACACGATTGTGCACGCAGCTGTTACCGCTGTTGCTGGCTCTGGTGTTACCGCTGGAACCACTAACGCCTTCACCGCTGATGACCTGATTGAGCTTGCTTACTCGGTTGATGGCATGGCACGCATGCTGCCTGGTGCTGGCTACATGGCTAACACTTCAACGGTTGGTGCAATCCGGCGTTTGAAGGATGGAAACGGCTCGTACGTTCTCAATCCTGTTGTGGGTGGGCCTGACACCATCCTCGGAATGCCTGTCTACGAGAACCCTGCTGTAGCAGACATTGCTACCGGCGCTAAGGCTGTTCTCTTTGGTCACTGGCCTTCGGTGAAAATCTCCACCACTGGTTTGGAGACTTCCGTCTCGAGCGATGCTTACTTCGCTTCTGACATCACCGGATACCGTTTCACCTACCGCGTTGCTGCAGGTGTTGCCAACGGTGCAAACCACATCAAGTACTTGGCTTTGGCATAAGCTAACCAGTACTAACGCAAAACCCCTGTGGCTCCTAGTGAGTCATGGGGGTTTTTGCTATGGTGTGGGGTATGGCTGTAGAGAAAATAAAAGGGCTCGCCTCTTTGGTGAGTAACGATCCAACAATGCCCACAGGTTACGGTGTGCAGGCTGGGCAACTTGTTGAGCAAATGAAAAAGCATGGCATTCATATTGGTGTGCTTTCTAATTATGGGACTGAGGGGAACATTAGGCAACATCGCACTAAGTATGGTGATGTGCCGATTTACCCTAAAGGGTTGAAGCCTTACTCTGATGATGTGATTGAGTTGTGGCATAACCATCACAGGGCTCAA